CCGGAAGCCTCCTTTTAAGGAAATCATCATGGGATCACCCTACTTTGCACATAAACAAGTCAATCGCATCCACGTCGTTAAGACGTTCTCAGGGCTCAAAAGAGTCCTGAGTATTATCTCAGCGTCAATGGGTTCGACGACCTCAGCTATCATAGCTGATTGTTATAGTCCTGAGCGGGTGATCTTAAATGATCTCCTGAGTGCCTACAACGACGCTGCGCGAAGCAATTTGCGCACGTTGTTGTTCCTAGAAGCGCGATACGAGTGGACCGGCTGGGAGAAATTCCAGCGGGTTATCGTGTTCGACTTCTCAGGTAAACACTCCTCGTCACGTATCAACACGCTGGTCGTGGGTTCTCGCGATGATGTTACGCGCGAGCAAGAAATTGCTCATGCGATCGACCATTGCGAAGGATCCTACGTCTTTGCGGAGTTGAGTGACTTGATTTAAGGATGCTAACAGAAAAGGAAGTCTTTCTACGATGCGGGTAGTTCCCGCACCGTCCAAGTTACCGCGAGGTAACTAATCGCTTAGGAGGTGTTCTTGCCACAGTATCCAATAAACGAAAAACGGACTACGTGGGGTCAGCCCCAGTACCGAGCTAAGGCGCGTTATGCGCCCACGTTCGGCCCTTGGACCAACTTCTCGAGTCAGTATCTCTTACTGGAAACCAACAAGGACATCACCTCGGTGAGTACTCCGGGATTCAGGAAGCGTAAGCGGAGAAAGCTACCTGAAAACCCACACACACACGTGTTGTGGTGGACGGAGAGTGACTACACGACATGTTCATTCGTATGGACATGGCCGGGAGGCACATCCGCGGTTAATGAATACCGCGGACCTGCAGCAATTGTCTGGGTAGTACCCGATTATCTGCAGACGGATCAATCCGATATGGCAGCCGCCGACTCTCTAGCTATCCAGCGATTGCTTGCAGATCTTTCTTTATCGAAAGGTTCTGCGGCAGTTACTGTGGCTGAGATTGGTAAAACTGCTAAGATGATTGGAGACACCGCGACGAAAATCGCAACTGCCTTCATCCATCTAAAGAAAGGACGGATCCGAAAATTCAGCGAAACGTTGGGCATAACAGTGTCCATACGCAAGCAGGGCCAACTCCGATCGCGCTACCTTCAACAGAAGGCAGACGTACGTGGTGACAAGCTACAATTTGCAGCAAGCACCTGGCTCGAATACAGCTATGGTTGGAAGCCTCTGATCAACGATGTCTACACCCAATGCGAAAACCTCGCGAATTACTTGACTGAGAAGTCAAGTGCCGTGAGGGAAGCAAAAGGTTCGGCAAAGTCGGAGCTTATAACCAGAAAAGTGACTAAGGGGAGTCCCGGTACTTGGATAACTACCAGGGAAGCACTCCATAGAGCACGGGTTCGGTATGTCGTGAGATATACCGTTCCCGAGGGATCAAACTCCATCGCGAACGTGTTCGGGCTAACTAACCCGTTGATCGTCGCGTGGGAGCTGATTCCTTTTTCCTTTGTAGCAGATTGGTTCCTGCCTGTGGGAAACTATCTTGATTCGCTCACCGCGACTCAAGGCCTAGTTTTTCACTCTGGGACTAAGTCTGTTAAAGAAAGGGCTGAAATCAAAATGTGGGCAATGTCAGACGGCAAGTCCATAGCGGACCAGGGTGGGACCCGAACGGCGTACCTAACGAGTGGCGGAAAGGCGATCAATAACATTTCTTCTAAAAAAAGAACTGTTTTGACTTCTTTCCCTACTCCACGGTTTCCGTCGTTCAAAAATCCTGTCTCGGTATCGCATGCGACTTCCGCTTTGGCATTACTACAGTCCGTGTTCCACGGATCATCTAAATTCAGATGAACGGCATTCTGCCGGGAACAAACTCTCAACCATCCCATAACAACTCAGTTGTAATGTAACTCCTTTCAAAGGATTGATAATGAGTCAAAAGACCTCCATTGTCCTCACGGACAACACCCCGATCACGCCGGTGAACCGGACCTTCTACCCAGCGAAGAAGGAAGCCAACCTCTATACCTACCACAACCGCGCAGGCGGGATTGTGGTGGGTTATGATCAGTTGAGCATCCAAACTCGTCTGCCGTCGAAGCAGTCCAAGGCGACGACCGTAACCATGAAAATGGTTACCCCCATCCTCGAGCAAACCAGCGCGAGCACCGCAACCGGCATCCAGCCGGCCCCGACGGTGGCCTATTCATTGATCGGAAAACTGGAATTCGTTCTTCCCGAACGGTCCACGCTGCAAAACCGCAAGGATCTCCTTGCGATGATGCGCGATCTGATCGATGAAGCCCTGACCACGGAACAGGTCGAGACTCTGGATCCGACTTACTTCTAAGTCGTCCAGCCTCGGCTATTTCGTGACAAAGCACTGCTACCTCATCAGAGGTAGTATTTTTAGGATCACCTATAAAGGTTCTTATGTCTTCTCAGAAAACTAAGAAAAAGCGTGCTTACGCTGGAATCTCGTTCTCCAACTTCTCGCTCATAGTCGACGCTCGTGATGAGCTTGCCTATAGAGCGGCCTTATCTCTTTACGAGGCTTGTGATACGCCCGAATCTCTCGGGATGTACCTCAAGCTAAAGTATGGAGAATGGCTTCAAGTGGCAGGGGCCAAAACGGACCCAAATCACTACGAGAAGGCCGAGTTATTTGATCGGAGCAATATCGCAACATCGTTTCTGTCAAAGTATCCTTATTTGGATACCAAGATAGACCGAAAAGCGGTAGCGCTCGACAAGTTTCTCAGTGCGGAAGAACAGTGCAGAGACACCAACCAACGGTTCCGACAGATGTTCGAGGATCCCCAAAAAGTGGATCCCGATGTTCAGCTAACACTGTGGTTAGCTGCTCGAAAAATTTCGAACATTCTCAAGGACTTTAGCTGGGAGGAGTTTCTGCATGCGACGGGGTGGGGTCCAGGATCAACAAACGTTGACTCTGGATCGTACACGTCGGGATATAACAAGTACTCAAGTCAATTGAGTGCCACCAGCAACTGTCTTCCTCTAGGCCTCTGCTGTGTCAACAGCACGCCGTCCTGGGCTCTCTATCATGCAGGAGAAATCCTGGACGATTTTGAGCCACCACGACCCGTCACGGTGTTACCGCATTGTGTCGAAGTTGTCAAGGGAGGGAAGATTGTCTTTGTGCCAAAGAACGCTGAAACCGATCGAACGATAATCGTTCCTGTCTCCCTGAACAGCTATGTTCAGCGGGGACCGGGAACGATGATTCGCCGACGGCTAAAGCGCGCCGGTGTTGATTTGGACTCTCAGAGTCTGAACCAACGTAAGGCTTTCCTTGGGTCAGTAACGAATAACTACGCCACTCTCGACGCGAAGTCGGCGAGTGACTGTGTGTCTACGTTACTGGTCACTAATCTGCTTCCAGAGCAGTGGGTGACACCCCTTCTCTACGGGAGAGAGGCGTACGGATTGCTCCCTGATCAGAAGACCTGGATTCGTTTCCAGAAGTTTTCTGCCATGGGCAACTCGTACACTTTCGAACTAGAGAGCTTGATATTTTACGCTCTATGCTCAGCAGGCGTGGAAGTATCAAGGAGGTCAGGTAGCGGGATAAACCCGTTCACAGGATTGAAATATCCTGATGATGTAACAGTGTACGGAGACGACATGATCGTCCCGGCTGATTGCGTACCTGTAATCGAGAAGGTGCTCACGTTCGCCGGATTCACACTGAATACTCGGAAGACTTACGTCTCCGGGAATTTCAGGGAGTCCTGCGGCGCTGACTACTTTCGTGGCACAACCGTTCGGCCGATATTTCTAAAAGAAAGGATCAACAGTGAATCAAGCATTTACAAACTGGCTAACAATCTTCGTCGGCTCGCTCACCGTCGTAGCAATTACGACGGCTGCGATAGCCGCTTTCGGACTTGTTGGTTACTTGTTCGCAACTTTCATCCGAGCCCTCAACATAGCCTTCGTATAAGCGAAGGTTACGGTGACGGTGGGTTCATTATGAACCTGGATGAAGCAAATCCCCCTCGAGCCAGCCATGGCTGGGAGGGGTTTGTTATGCGATGCTTGCATCACGCGCCCCAAAAGGCGTCGATGATCCAGTACAGGGCAGCCATGTCCGTGTACTTATCGAGTAGACCCGAGCTTCCCCGTGAGGGGAAGTACGACCTGAGAGGTCGCACGGTTCAGAAGACGACCAAGACAGTGGTACCGCAGTGGTACAATCTTGGCCCCTGGACGGAGTAATCCGTTCTTATCAGCTATCTTTCAATAGGTAGTTTCCTTTTCAGTTTTAGGTTAAGGTGGATGGCTATTCGCCATTAAAGGGAGTTTGCGCGTAGCAAACCCCCTC